AGTCTCAGGGCGTGGTCAGCGGCAAGCTGGTGCAGATCGCTCAGGGCTTCCTGTACGACGAGCAGGGCCACGGCCACGCGCTCGACGCCAGCCCGAAGCTCGACATGCTGCTAGAGATGGATCAGGAGTTGGGCGGCGACCGCGCGGTCATCGTCTACGGCCTGCGCGAGGAGATCAACGTGATCAACAAGACGCTCGGCAAGCACAACAGGATCGGGCGACTGGGCGGCGGGGTTTCGCCGAAGCAGGCAGGGAAGGTGATCGAGGACTGGCGCGCAGGCAAGCTAGATCGGTTGCTTTTGCATCCGGCAAGCGCGGGGCATGGCGTCGACGGTCTGCAGGATGGCGGGCACCACATGATCCACTTCCACCCGACGTGGTCGGCGGAGATGTACGATCAGGTGATCAAGCGTCTGCACCGCCCCGGCCAGATGCACGACGTGTTCAACTGGTGGATCAAGGCCGACAAGAGTGTTGACGAGATCAAGTACGCGCGTGTAGAGGGGAAGCTCAAGGACGCGGAGGACTTCAAGGCGCTGCTGCGCAACATCGTGTAAGGCGCTGGGGGAGCCCGCCGTGAGGAGGCGGCCGGCGTTGCATGGCTCAACCCCAGCTGCCCCCATGATACATCAACCGCCGGTAACGGCGAAAGTACGAAGAGAGGATCAGACCAATGACCGAGACAGACACAAGCCGTGAGGCGGTGGAGCGGATTTTCAACAAGGGTTACCCTCGTTGCTACGACAACCTGTGGGAAGCAGAGGTGATTGCCCGCGCCCTACTCGCCCGCGCAGAGAAGGCCGAGGCCGAGCGCGACACCGCATGGAACGACGCGATTGATGCGGCGGCGCGACGCATCGACCAGAGCACCCAGATGATCCAGCAGGAAATGACGCTCCGCGCACAACGATTTGCTGCGGGCAGAAGGCCCGATTTCAATGACGCCTTTCATCGCGCCGATCTGGACGCGCGCATATCTTGCCTTGACCAAGTGCGCGCCCTTCGCAAAGGAGAACCGACATGACCCGTCCCGCCCTGATAGTCACCACCCTTGCCGTGCTTTCATGGCTGGCAACCATCGTCGCGCTGGTGTTCGCGCTCACGCAACCAGTTGAGGCCAGCCCACAGGTCGAGCCGCTCACGCAACCCGTCGCGGACGGTGCACGGTCGATCAAGGCGCGCGCGGGCTACTACGCGCAATTCGAGCAACGGTGCCATAGCCAGTGGACCGCCCTGCCGAGAAGTATGGAACGCGGCGGTATGACGTGGGACTACGCCGAGACCACCCTTGGGTGGCTGAACGACGGCACCTGTATCTGTATCCACCGACAAACGGCCAGCGCAGGGACGATCCTGCTTGAGCTTCACCAAGTCAATCGGCTGGCAATCTCTCCCGATGCCAAAATCGGGTTTCACGCCGTAGAGCTGCGTATAGACGGGGCGCTGCTGCCCCCCGATCATCCCCGGTCCATCGCCGCCACCCGCTACAATTTCGAGACGCTCTACCGCCAAATCCCCGGTCTGTGGGAGTGGTTCGAGCAAAACGCAATGACTAGCCGGGAAATCGTTTGGCTGCCGGGCAGTTGGTTCAACGACCGTGGCGTGCCGACATGCGAGGTGAGGTGATGACCTTTGACCCCAAAGAGGCGCGGGCGCTGGCGGCGCATTTCAAGAATGACCAGCCTGTTACGCAAGACATGCAAAGCACGATGATAGCCGAGGAAATGCAGCTTGCCGCTGACGCCCTCACCGCCGCGCTGGACGAGATAGAGCGGCTGCGAAGATCGTTGGAGGAAATTGGTAGCGAGGATCGGACCTATCTCAACGATGCAGGCAATTCGAGGCGTCGCAAGGAGGTCGCCCGCGCCGCCCTGAAAGGATCAGACCAATGACCGAGCTGCTCAACCTCCGAGAGGCGCACGCCGAGCAGACCGACATCCGCCACCGGCTGCTGAAGAACGGCTACCGGCCCCTGCCGACGGCGGAGAAGGTCGCGTTCCTGAAGGCGTGGCCCTCGATCCCGGTCACCGACCGCGTCATCGACGGCTGGCCAATGATGATCTCCCGCTATGGTGAGAACGAGACCCTGCGATCGGTGCCTGCGGTGACCACCGCGATCCAGCTGCAGGGCACCATGCTGGCGATCGACGTCGACGTTCAGGATCAGGCGGCCGTCATCGCGATCGAAGACCTCATGCTCGAGCTCTTCCCCGACGTCTACGACGCTGCGCCGTACCGCACCAGCGGCGGGACCAAGTTCATGCTTCTGGCACGAACTCCAGAGCCCTATGCCATGTGGCGCACCGCCAAGTACGTCGACCCCGACGGCCGAGACCATATGGTCGAGGTCTACGGCGGCGCTGTGACGCGGTACTTCAGCTGCTGGGGGCCGCACACGCTGGGCGGCATCGTCGACGGCAAGTACGAGGTGATCAAGTCCTACGAGTGGCTCGGCGGCGACAACCCCCTGACCATGGCCCCTGACGAGCTGCCCGAGCTGTCGGTCGATCTGCTGCACGAGTTTATGCAGCGCGTCGCCGATCTCCTCGCCGCGCAGCCGGGGTGGGAGCGCGTCAAGGGATCGACAGAGGGCGCCAGCTCCGCAGGCACCGTCTACGATCTCACCGAGGACATGGTCTTCCACACCGCCGAGGGTGATCTCGACTACTGGGATGCGGTGGCCTACGCGATGGTCACCCGCGACGCCCGCTGCTCGGCCTCGTTCCTCGACGGCACGTCGGGCAACGTGACCCGCTGCCGTATGAGCGCGATCGGCGACACCGAGACACCGGCGCTGCAGGTCTTCGACAACGAGAGCTGGGAGATGCACATGCCGGCGTCGTGGTCGCCACGGTCGCCGGAGGAGCGCGCGGAGAGGGTGGGGGCGCTGGGCGACAGGATCGCAGCGCTCATGCCTCAGTCCGTCGACAAGGCGCTGCTCGAGGCGTCCGAGGCCGGCGCCGAGACCGACGCCTTCGAGGCACGGCTCGACGAGCTGCGCGAGGAGCTCGCGTTCAACTACGTGACGGGGCAATTTCACTTTCTGCGGCGGGGCCTGATCTGGTCCGGTATCTCGAAGAGCACTCTGAAGGATGACCTGCGGCAGTATGACCTGACATGGGAGGGGCCGCGCGGCGGTCAGCGCCGGTTCTCGATCGTCGACGCGTGGAGCTCCTACCCCGACAAGAACCGGATCGCGGGGGTCCGCTTCGACCCCCGTACCGAGGAGCGCATCTACACAGGGGACGACGGCGAGCTCTACGGCAACGGCTTCTTCGGCCTGCCCGCGATCGCCCCTACGTCGGCGCATACACGCGGCATCGTGAAGCAGTTCCTCGAGCACCTGATCCCAGACGATGCCGAGAGGTCGTGGTTCTGGCAGTGGCTGGCGACGAAGTATCAAAAGCCGTGGGAGCGCAACTGCGCGGTGCTGTTCATCGCGCCGGGGGTGCAAGGCGCGGGACGCGGCACACTGTTCGCGATCCTCGACCGTGTCTTCGGTCGCTACACCTCGATCGTCAGCGAGAGTGATCTTCTCGGCGCCCGGTTCAACGGCTTCATGGAGAACTCGCTGATCCTGTTCTCCAACGAGCTCGGGGGTCTGGGCTGGGCAGAGCGTAAGCAGGGCTACGAGACGCTCAAGGATCGCGTCGACCCGTCACACTCGGACGTGACGATCGAGCGCAAGGGTATCGACAGCTACCGCACGAGGACGTTCACGTCGTTCATGCTGGCGTCGAACAACCCCGCCGGTCTGGTGCTGGACGCCGAGGATCGCCGCTTCGCGATCATCACCAACGGGACGAAGCTCGAGGGCGAGCTGCTGGATGCTATCCTCGACGTCGGCTACGACGAGCTGGCGGCCGCGTTCGCCGAGATGCTGGAAGGCTCCGAGCTCTACACCACGGTCTCGGACGCGCCCCAGTTCGCGGGGCGCGAGCACATGCTGAGCGCCAACGACACGGACATCGACGACGCGATCCGTGCGGTGGTCGAGAAGTCGGAACCGGGGCGCGCATGGGTGCGCTCGGACTTCGAGAAACTGGTGAAGCTCGAGATCACCGGCAGCACGTCGACGCACGTCAAAGGCCTCCGTCAGACGGTCACCGATCTGGTCGGGAAGAGGGGTGAACGGCTGGGCGCAAACCGCATCGAGGAGAGGGTGAATATCCCCGGAACGAAGGTCTCCGTGGTCGCCCGAGACCCGAAGGCACTTCTGGCTCTGTCGCTCGAAAATCGAGCAAAGGTACTAAAAGGCCTCGCCCCTGACGGTAAAGACGAGACGGTGGTACCCTTCCGTAAGCCGCCGGAGGTGTGAAACGACCCCGCGAAGGCACTTCTTTGAAGACGAAAGTGCCTTCGCTTTCACCCAAGTTTTACAGGCTTTTTACCCACTGTACCTATGGTAGGCACTTTTCTGGAACTCTAGGGGGGTATAATATATAAGATGGTTGTAATTATAATTTGCATAATTACTTTCGTGTTACGCTAATTTCGAGGGGAATGGTGCGGACGAGTGCCTTCTGCCTTATCGGAGAGAAAAGGAGATGAAGATGGCGACGATGAACGAGGCGGGTTTTCATGACGCGTCGATCGAGGGTACGATCTGGTAAGCGTTGACGGGGGTGGCGGCGACGCGTAGGAAGGGGGTGGGCAAGACGCCCGCTGACACTTATCAAGGAGACTGGAAATGCACGTAAGAAGTTTCATGTTTGTCGCCGACACGGACGTCGATGAAGGCGCGCCTATCAGCCTTCACGGGGAGTGCAAGAAATGAGCGGCATTGCAGCGAACCGCCCCTTCCGCACACCGGCGTGGAGTTACAGGAAGCGGGCCATAGAGGCGCCGCACGTCACGCTGCAGCAGGCACGCCGGATCGGCAAAGCCCTGCTGATCGACTGCGAGGCTGGCAACGATCTCCTCGACCACACGATCGGCCGCTGCGTGGCGGCCCTGAAGCGGCTCGAGGACGAGGGCGACGTCGACGATCAGGCGATGGTCGGGGTCATCCATTTCTACCGGCCCGGTCTGAGGGGCTACAACGTCACCGGCGGCTACAGCGCCGTCTCGGTCGACGAGGGGGAAGGTTTCGATGACTACGATTAACCCGCGCCGGAAGGCGGCGCTGAAAGACTTGCGCCGAGAGCTCATAGCCTACATAAACCTTCGAGACCGGCCGATGATGTCGACGGTCGAGGAGCACGAGGCGCGGTGCGCCATCGCGCGCACTGATCTCATCGACGAGTTCACCGAGGTGCTAATCCTCGACTTCTACAATCTGTTCAAAGAGGAGAAATCTAATAATGACGAAGTTTGAGAAGCCCCCTGCCTCCTACCCCGCGTACATGGTGGTGACGTACATCCCCGAAGAGCCCAGCACGCACGGGTACGGCATCGTGATGCGCGACGGGGTCGGTGAAGGTGTGTACATCCCTGTCAACGTGGCGAACGCTGTGCGCGAGCGCCTCGTCGAGGGGGTGGCGGTGGCCGTCGAGGTGGTCAAGAACCGCCGCGAGGAGCACAAGGCGAGGACGCCGTGGATGGCGGTTTACCTCGACCCTGATGACAACGGGGTCGATGAAGAGGAGGAGGTCGTCTTCGATGACCTCGGCAACGAAGGAGGTGAAGGATGAACATCAAGTACGGGTACAAGCTAGCCGCCTCTCCGTTCAGGCCCTGGGATTTCTTCGACGACGACGACGACGACGATGATGACGCACCCACCCCGGCCGAGCTGCTGGCCGACCTGCTCACGGAAGACCCCGACGTCCTGAGCCGCGACCCTGACATCCACAGGTTCATCGAGGGGCTGTTTGCAGCCGGCGTGTTCCGGTGAGCCCGTGGTCCGAGCGGGCGATGTTCTGGGTGCTGGTTGCGTGGTTGGTGCTCATCTTGCTGGCCTGTTTTATCCCGGCACCTGCGAGCGCTCAAGCTGCGTGCTTCCCGCGTGAGGACGTCATGCAGGCCCTCGAGAGGAAACACGGCGAGACGTTGCGGCTGTCCGCGTATGTCGATAGTCTCGGGATCATGGTCGAGGTCTACCTATCGGAGGACGGGGGTACGTGGACGATCGTTCGCACGTTGCCTGACGGGACGTCGTGCTCATTCCTCTCTGGAAGTAGCTTCGAGGTGGTGCCGATCGGCGACCCCGTCTGAGACGCACACTGTCAGCCTCGGTAAGGCCGTCGCAGGAAACTGCGGCGGCTTGCGACGTTCTAGGGGACTAAGGTACAATGAGGCATGAGCAACAAACCCGCACAAAAAGCCAAGCGCGGCCGTCCGCCGAACGAGTATAGCGCTGCTGTTCTTGACGTTCTGGCGACGACCCCCGAGCCGTACACTATCACCCAGATGTGTGAGACGCTTGGCATCAGGAACCACACCTTCTACAAATGGTTCAAAGAGGAGGCCGAATTTACAGCAGCGGTCACGCGTATGCGCGAGAGCGCGGACGATCAGGTCGTCAATGCGCTGCACCGCAGAGCGCTGGGCTACACCTACACCGAGGTCACCGATCGCACCGAGAGCGGCCCCGACGGGGAGAAGTTCGTTCAGACCGTGACGCCGAAGCACCTGCCTCCTGATCCCGGCGCCGCGATGAACTGGCTCAAGAACAGGGCACCGGGCGACTGGCGCGAGAAGATCACCGTCGAGGTCGATGTCGATCACGTCGCGCTGCTCGAGCGTGCGAAGAAAGCCCTTCAGAATGGACAGGGCTGAGTTCGCTCGAGAACGGGCCCGGATCGCCGCCGAGTTTGCCCACGATCCTCTTGGCTTCGCCGAGCTGGCGTGGCCGTGGGGTGAGGGGCTGCTCGAGGGCAAGGACATCCGCGTCTGGCAGAGCGAGCTGCTCGACGATATCGCCGAGCACCTGATGGATGAGCGCACGCGGCACCGCGTCTATCGTGGCGCCGTCGCCTCTGGCCACGGGATCGGCAAGTCGGCGCTGACCGGCATCCTGACGACGTGGGCGCTCTCCTGCTGGCGCGATCCCCGCATCGTGATCACCGCCAACACCGAGAGCCAGCTGACCACCAAGACCAGCCCCGAGGTGGGCCAGTGGGTGCGCAGCTCGCTGTACGGCGACCTGTTCACCACCGACACACTCTCGATCAAGTACAAGGCGCGCCCCGACCAGCACCGCGCCGACTTCGTGACGAACACGGAGAACAACCCCGAGGCCTTCGCTGGTCTGCACGCCGAGGGCCGGCTGGTGCTCATGATCGTCGACGAAGCATCAACGCTGCCCGACAACATCTACCAGACGATCCTCGGGGCGCTCACCGATGAGAACACCGTGCTGATCTTCATCATGATGGGCAACCCGACCTCAGCCCATGGCGTGTTCCGCGAGGCGTTCCGCAAGAACCGCAAGCTGTGGCACGTATGGAACATCGACAGCCGCGACGTCGAGGGCACCAACAAGCACGCGCTCGACGCGATCATCGAGGAGTTCGGGGAGAACAGCGACCAAGCCAAGGTGCGGGTCAGGGGCATCTTCCCGGCGGCCTCGCAGAAGCAGTTCATCTCGACACCGATCATCGACGCGGCGTACGGCCGGCATCTGCGCAAGGACCAGTACGACTTCGCGCCGAGCGTCATCACCTGCGACCCCGCGTGGGAGGGCGACGACCTGACGATCATCGGCCACCGGCGCGGTCTGATGTTCGAGGTGCTCGACGTCCTCGAGAAGAACGACAACGACTACTTCATCGCCGCCAAGCTGGCGCACTACGAGGACAAGTACGACGCCTCGGCGGTGTTCGTCGATGGCGGCTACGGCACCGGGATCGTCAGCGCGGGGCGCACGATGGGCCGCGAGTGGAAGCTGGTGTGGTTCTCGGCAGCTGCCGACGAGGTGGGGTACCTGAACAAGCGCGCCGAGATGTATGGCAGGGCGCGGGCATGGCTCGGAGACGGCGGTGCGATCCCGAAGATACAGCGCCTCTACGATGACCTGATCTCGATCGAGACCAAGCCCCGCGACGACGGGGTGATCCAGCTGAAGTCGAAGAAGGACATGAAGAAGGATGGCCTGCCGTCGCCCGACTACAGCGACACCCTAGCACTCAGCCTCGCGTATGAAGTACAATCGAAGCCAAGGAGCGAGCAGAAGCTCACCACAACGCCGACCGGGGCGATCGTTCTCAACGAGCGGTTCGAGCCACACGAGGACTAACCGACCATGTGCATATTCGGAGGCGGGAACGCCGGCAAGCAAGCAGTAGAGGACACGCGCACCGACCCCCGTGCCGGGGCACGGGGCGATGCCATCGCCCAAGCCCCGAAGGTCGCGGCGAGCAAGCTGTCGGCCATGTACGGCGGCGCACGCGGGGGCAGCGGCCAGCGATCGACGGTCGTCAACGCGATGGGTGGTGAGTTTGTGAAGCGATCCGGCGTCGCGCTCACCGGGGCCACCGCATCCCGAACCACAGTTCTAGGGGGCTGACCACATGGAGATGAAGACCGTCAAGCGTATCGCCGGCAGCCTGAAGGAGAGCCGCGAAGACTTCGAGCCCCACTTCGAGCAGCTCGAGAAGAACTTCATGCCCCGGCGCGGCGCGTTCAGCACCGACCCCGCCGGCAAGGAGAAGTCGAACCGGGGCAAGATGATCAACAGCTCGATCCTCGACAGCACCCCGATCCTCGCCCGGCGCACGCTGCAGTCCGGGCTGCAGGCCGGCGTGTCATCGCCGAGCCGTCCGTGGTTTCGCCTCCAGCCGCTCGATCCCGATCGGCGTGAGCGCACGTCCGTCAAGCTGTACCTCGCCAAGGCGGAGTACGAGATGCGGCGTCTGATGGACCGCTCTGGCCTCTACAACATGCTGCACACCGGCTACGGCGATCTCGGCGTCTACGGCGCCGAGGTGGCGATCATCGAGAACAAGGGTGAGACCGACCTGCGCGGTATCGAGCTGGTGCCCGGCAGCTACTGGATCGGCATGTCCGACGACGAGACGGTTGACACGCTCTACCGCGAGTTCGGGATGACCATCAATCAGATCGTCGGCAAGTTCGTCTACAAGGGCCGCCGCTACGGCGATCCCGACTGGTCGATCGTGCCGACCCGCCTGAAGGAGATGTACGACAAAGGCGACATCGCCAAGACCGAGGTCGTCTCGCAGCTGATCACCCCGCGCCGCGACCGCGATCCGACCCGCAGCGACAAGGCCAACAAGCCGATCGCCAGCAACTACTGGCTCAAGGACGACGACCACAGCGTCGGGGCGAGGGGTGTGCTGTCCGACGACGGCTACGACGAGAACCCGATCTCGGCCTCGCGGTGGAACGCCGTGGGCTACGAGCCGTGGGGATACAGCCCCGCGATGGACGCGCTGCCCGACGTCAAGGAGCTGATGGCCAAGCGCCGCGACTACGCCGAGCTCCTGCGCCGCCTCAACCGGCCCCCGATGAATGCCCACAGCGATCTTCGCAACAGCAAGTTCTCGCTGCTCCCGAACGCCGTGAACTTCATGGCCGACCCATCGAAGGGTCTGGTACCCGCCTATCAGGTCAACCCGCAGCTCGGCCCCCTCGCTGAAGACATCCAGATGTCGAAGAACGCGGTGTGGTCGGCGATGTACGGCGACCTGTTCATGATGATCAGTCAGCTCGATCGGCGCCAGATCACGGCCACCGAGATCGACGAGCGCCGCGAAGAGAAGCTGATCGCCCTCGGCCCGGTCCTCGAACGACTGCACCACGAGAAGCTGCGCCCGCTGGTGCAGCGCCTGTTCATGCGCGTGCTGAGGAGCGGCGTGCTCGGCGATCCGCCGGAGGAGCTGCGTGATCAGGACATCGAGGTTGACTTCGTGTCGATGCTGGCGCAGGCCCAGAAGGCCGTGGCGACCGGCTCGATGGAGCGGCTCGCCGGCTTCGTGGGCAACCTCTCTGCGGTGCTCCCTGACGTGCTCGACAAGTTCGATGCCGACCAGAGCGTCGACGAGTACGCCGACATGCTCGGCACGCCGCCGGGCGTAGTGCGCTCCGACGATGCCGTGGCCGAGCTGCGTAAGGCGCGCCAGCAGAAGATCGACGCCGCCGAGGCGCTAGAGGCGGCCGGCAGCATGGCGCAGACCGCACAGCACGGCGCACAGGCAGCCAAGGTCATGAGCGAGGCAGACGACCCGCGTGGCGCGGCGCCGGGTGACGTTCTGGCGAAGCTGGGGCTCGGCTGAACTTGAGGCGTAACCCCAACCAAAGGTACACTGGGGCATGAGCAACGACGACAGCCTTACCCGAAGCCAGAAGAAGGCCCGCAACGAGCTCCTCGATCGCGCCCGCAAAGCGCTTGTCAACGAGGACACCCGGTACCTTCTTCGCTGGCTCATGGATCAGACCGGGATGTTCGATCTCTCGTACCGTGTCGACGGGGGCACCGAGTACAACGAGGGCCGCAGGAGCATCGGTCTCGAGCTGGTCGCGCTGCTGAACCAGATCGACCCGTACGAGTTTGTGCGGCTTATGAAGGACGGCGCCGACGAGATCGTGCGTCTGAGGAGCAACGCGAGGAGCGAGCAAGATGACGATTGAAACCCCGATGTGGCTGAACTTCCTGAACCTGCGCCCGGCCTTTGCGCCGGAGGACGAGGGCGGCGCTGGTGGCGCCGGCGGCGATGGAGAAGGCACGGGTGATGATACCACCGGCGACGGTGGGGCAGCTGGTGATGATGACGCCGACGACGGCGTCGCTCTCGGCGGACAGACGGCGAGCGGCCAAGACAAGTCCGACGAGGGGTCCAGCGATGACGATGCCGACGGCGACGGCGGTGACGACAAGAACGCCACCGACGACAAAGACGGCGATGCCGATGACGAAACCGTTCCCGACGAGTACACCTTCGACATCCTCCCCGAGGGCGTCGAGGTCGATGAGGCGCTCGCCTCTGTGATGACCCCGGTCTTCAAAGACCTTGGCCTGACCCAGACGCAAGCGAACAAGCTCACCGAAGCGTACGCGGGCATTGCGGCCCAGAACGCGGAGAACTCCGCCAAGGAGATCACCGACATGGTGAAGGGTTGGAAAGACGCGGCCATGAAGGACAAGGAGATCGGTCAGAACAACTGGACGGCCTCCGTTGACACCGCTAACGCCGTGATCCGCCGGTTTGGCACCGAGGAGTTCATCAATGACTTCCTCGTCGGCCAAGGCAACGGGAACCACCCCGAGTTGATCCGCTTCATCGCGCGGGTCGGGGCGCACTTCAAGGATGACGAGTTCATCACCGGCAAGGAAACCGACACGTCTGAGCCTGTCCCGGCGGAAGCCCGCTGGTATGGCAACACGACCCCTGACACCAAGAAAGGTTAAGCCCAATGGCTACCGTAGGGAACAGCTACCTGTCGCTCGCCGATCTGCGCAAGCAACAGAACAAGAACGACGAGATCGTCGACATCATCGAGATCATGGCTCAACAGAACGAGATGATCTCCGATGCGCCGACCTTCGAGTGCAACGAGGGCAACTCGCACCTCACCACCATCCGTGCCGGCCTCCCGTCGCCGACGTGGCGCAAGCTCTACGAGGGCGTCCAGCCCACGAAGGGCACCACCACGCAGGTCCGCGACACCACGGGCTACATGGAAGACTGGAGCGAGATCGACGCCAAGCTCGTCGAGAAGGCGAAGAACCCGCAGAAGTTCCGCATGAACGAAGGCAAGAGCCACATCATGGGCATCGCCCACGAGCTGGCCTCGACCCTGATCTACGGCGACACCGCCACCGACCCCGAGAAGTTCACCGGCCTCGCGCCGCGCTTCAGCTCGACGACGGCGGACAACGGCAACCAGATCATCGACGCTCAGGGCACAGGCTCTGACAACACCTCGATCTGGTTCGTGAAGTGGGGTGAGCAGACCTGCCACCTCCTCTACCCGGAAGGCTCGCCGCTCGGCATCTCGCGTGAAGACAAGGGCAAGGACGTCAAGGAGAAGACCGACGGTTCGCTCTACGACGTCTACCGCGAGAAGTACGGCATGGACGTGGGCCTCTCGGTTCGCGACTGGCGTGCGATCGCCCGCGTGGCGAACATCGACGTGCCAAGCCTGACCGCCGATGCCGCGAGCGGCGCCGATCTGATCGACTACATGATCGACGCCTTCTACGCGCTGGACAACCCCGGCGCAGCCGACGGCAACCTCGTGATCTACTGCAGCCGCACGATCGCGAAGTTCCTGCACAAGCAGGCGATGAACAAGTCCAACGTCCAGCTCGCGCTCGCCGAGCACGCTGGCCGTAAGGTGGTCGAGTTCCTCGGCGCCCCGATCCGTCGGATGGATGCGATCCTCGAGACCGAGGCCGAAGTCACCTGATGATCGCCTCCGGGGCGGCCTAGAGCCGCCCCGGTTCACGTAACCGAAGAACCCTTGGAAGGACAAGACATGATCTTCGACAGCACCAACCTGTTCTCGGACGCGCAGGCGATCACCGCAACTGCCGTCTCGACGAACGTGATCGACTTCGGGGCTACCGATACCCCGAAACATGCCGTCAACGCCATCACCCGCGACGTCGGCAAAGGCCGCGCGGTCGACCTCTTCATCCAGTCGGTTGAAGACTTCGACAGCGCTGCCAACGACGGCACCCTGACGGTGACCCTCGAGCTCGACGCGGCCGAAGCCTTCGGCGGCGGCGCGGACCAGTCGATCGACCTCGGCACCTTCGCCGAGGCTGATCTCGTGGCCGGTTTCCGCGTGCCGATCCACAAGCTGCCGCTCACCACCAGCCTGCGGTACGCACGGCTCGCCTACACCGTGGCGGGCTCCGGCAACTTCACTGCCGGCAAGGTCACCGCCGGCTTCGTCTTCGCAGGCGAAGAGCGCGACGTCTGATCAACCGACGGGGCGGCGTAAGGCCGCCCCGTCCCACCCTTGAGGAGGGAGAGAACACATGCAAGTCGTTGCAACACGAGACGGTTACTACGGGGGTCGCGTGCGCCATGCGGGCGACGCGTTCGAGGTCGCTGCGCGCGAGCAGTTTTCCGACCGCTGGATGGTCGAGGTAGGCACCGCCAAGCACACCGATTTCGTCAACGCTCACAGCGAGCACCGCCCGGATCGCGACAAGATCACGGGCGAGCGTATCAGCTCCGGCGGCGTCGCCGAGCAGCTGGCCGTGGCGCTCGAGGAGAACCGCCGGCTGGAGGGTGTTGTGGCGGAGCTCAAGGCGGAGCTCGCCAACTACCGCGCTGACGAGGGCACCGCCCCGGTTGCGCCGGTCGATCCTGCTGGTGGCCACGAGGTCATCGACGAGCAGGCCTCGGCGCCGACCCGTCACCGCCGCAACACCACCGATGCACGGCCAGAGGTGGGCAAAGAGGACGAAACTGCACAGCCAGAGATGGACAAGACCGACGAGAAGCCGCCCGTGCGGCGCCGTCGACAACCCGCAGGAGCGAAGTGATGGCCATTACCGATCGGGGGTTCAACCCCTCTAACGACCCGATGATCGACCGCATCAAAGCGGCCAGCCTCGAGCTGGCCACAGTCATCGAGGAGCTGCCAGCGGGGCGGCGTCGTAGCGTCGCGCTCACGAACTTAGAGACGGCCAGCATGTGGGCTGTCAAAGCCGCTGCAGTGGGTGACGACTGATGGGCTACTCGAAGGTCGAGCTCGCGAACCAAGCACTGGATCACCTCGGCAAGGATCGCATCGCGTCCCTGACCGAGAACAGCACGGCTGCGCGCAAGATCGTCGAGGTGTTCGATCGCTCCATCCACTCGGTCTTGTCGCGCTCCCACTGGAGCTTCGCCCGCAAGTTCCTCACCCTCGCCTCACTCACCAACGACTGGGACGA